TCTACTAACAAGTAATTAATTAGATCCAGATGCTCCAGATCCAGCACTATATCCAAAAGGTATGTTGCTATGGAACCTAAGACGTTCTGGCTTTAATGTTAAGCGTTTTGAGCGTAACTATGTAGATATCAATGGAACAAATGGAAGATTTAATAATGACGAATCAATGGCTGGCTACTATCCACACAGATGGGTAACTGAGTCAGGCAACCAAGCAGATGGTTCAGGAAGCTTCGGACGTAAAGCACAGCGTAAAGTTGTTATACAAGCGTTACAAGCAATGGTTAATAGCAATGACGATATTAGAGATGATGAATCAAGAATCTTTAATGTTATGGCAACACCAGGATATCCAGAATTGATTGGTGAAATGATTAGCCTCAACTACGATAGAGGACTAAGTGCATTTATTGTTGGTGACTCACCAATGAGATTGACACCAGATGCTACTTCACTTAATGAGTGGGCAACAAACGTTCGCAGAGCTGTTGAAGATAACGATGAAGGACTTGTAAGTTTTGATGAATATATGGGTGTTTACTATCCAGCAGGATTCACAAGCGATAACGCAGGTAACAACATTGTTGTTCCAGCATCACACATGGCATTAAGAACTATTGCACTAAGTGACCAAGTTAGCTACCCATGGTTTGCACCAGCAGGTACAAGACGTGGTGGTGTAACTAACGCAACAGCAGCAGGTTATATTAATGATGAAGGTGAATTTGTAAGTGTAGCACTTAACGAAGGTCAAAGAGATACACTTTACTCACAGGCTATTAACCCAATTACATTCTTAAGCGGAAGTGGCTTAGTTGTATTTGGTCAGAAAACAAGAGCAAGAAATGCAAGTGCGTTGGATAGAATCAACGTAGCACGTTTAGTTGTTTACTTACGTAGTCAACTTAATAAACTTGCAAAACCATACTTGTTTGAGCCAAACGATAAGATCACAAGAGATGAAATTAAAGGTGCAGCAGAAAGTTTAATGCTAGAACTAGTAGGACAACGAGCACTTTATGACTTCTTAGTTGTATGTGACGAATCAAACAATACACCAAGTAGAATAGATCGTAATGAGCTATACTTAGACATTGCAATTGAACCAGTTAAGGCTGTAGAATTTATTTACATTCCACTTAGACTTAAAAATACAGGAGAAATTGCAGGACTTTAATTAGGTGATTAGGCCTCTGAAATACGGGGCCGACACTTTGATAAATACTAGCAACAGGAGAAAATAGAATGGCAATCTCAACATTATCAAAAATTACAGTTCCTTTAGCGAGCGACACAAGCGCAAGCAATCAGGGACTTTTGATGCCAAAACTCCAATATCGCTTTAGAGTGACTTTAGAGAACTTTGGTGTAACATCAGCAACAACAGAATTGACAAAACAAGTTATGGATGTTACCCGTCCTAACATTACTTTTGAAGAAATTACATTAGACGTGTATAACTCCAGAAGTTACTTAGCAGGTAAGCATACTTGGGAACCAATTACATTGAATGTACGTGACGATGTAAACAATAACGTACAAAAACTTGTAGGCGAACAACTACAGAAACAATTTGACTTCTTTGAACAGTCAAGTGCAGCTAGTGGTATTGACTACAAATTCTTAACACGTATTGAAGTATTAGATGGCGGCAACGGCGCTAATGAAGTTGGTGTACTAGAAACATTTGAGCTTTATGGCTGTTTCTTACAAAATGCTAACTACAATACACTAAACTATGCAACAAGTGATGCAGCTACCATTGCATTATCAATTAGATATGATAACGCAATCCAAACACCGCAAGGTCAAGGTATTGGTACAGCGGTTGGCAGAACAGTCAATACGTTAGTAACCGGCGGCGGCGTTTAATAGACGCTTTAACTAGATTGCTATTCAGATAAGAAAGGGAAGTCGGAAACGGCTTCCTTTTTTTTATATACGCACTTAATCTTTTCTGATAAATATTATTATGGCAAATAAGTTAAATGGATTCTTAGACAATTTTTTCGGCGGTGTGTTAACGCCAAAAGGCAATTTGGGCGACTTCCAGCATGCCCAAAGACTTTATGTTGATAACGCATTTAGGCTTGCACCAAAAGTTAAATTTCTTTACTTTGTAAATTTTAATTTTTACAAAGATGATAAGCATGATGTACTAGCAGGATTTCCAAAATTACAAAATAGGCATAGAGCAGAACTTAATATGCTTGTAAAAACAGTTGATTTACCACAGTATAGATCAACCGTAGATGTAAAAAATCAATATAACAGAAAGAAAAACGTTCAAACAAGAATAGACTACACACCAGTTTCTTTAACAATGCATGACGACAATGTTGGCATTACTACAATGTTAATGGAAGCATACTACAGATACTATTATAGAGATTCGAATATTTCAGATATTACAGCAAGTTATGATCCAAGAGGAACATATAAAGAAGCCAATGGTAGAACATATAGATTTGGTTTAGATAATGATAAAATGGTTCCTTTCTTTAAGAACATAAAAATATATCAATTTAGTAGACACGAATATACAGAATATACACTTGTTAATCCAATTATTGAAAGTTGGGGACACGACAGTATGGACCAATCAGCAGGTTCAGGTATAGCAGAAAACAAAATGTCAATTAACTACGAAGCTGTATTATATAGTAGAGGTGCTGTAGGCGAAGACAGTCCAGCAACATTTGCAACAGATCACTATGATACTACTCCAAGTCCATTAAGTGTTGCAGGCGGTGGTGTAGGTAACTTATTTGGCGGCGGCGGTGTACTTGATGGCGCATCAAGTGTACTAGGAGATATTACAAGTGGTAACTTTGGTTTAGGCACACTTATTACAGCGGCAAATACAGTTAGAAATGCAAGAGATTTAAGTTCAGATAGCATAAAAGCTGAAGGTTTAAGTATATTAACAGGGGCAATAGTAAATGCTGGTAAAAAAGGTCCAGGCGGATTACCAGGAATACTTGTACCAAAATCTACAGCAAACGGGGGCGATAATAATTCAACATCTGCATCAACAAATAGTGCAACAAATAATCCTGCACTGTCAGCATCAAAAGTTGCAGGTGCTCAAGCAGCAAATGGCTTACCAGTAACAGTAGGCGACGGCGGAGGATAATATGGCTCAAGGAAATTTACCACAACAAGGTTTTCAATCAAGCGATCAACCAGTAAGAGAATTTTATGATAGTTACTACAAAAAGAAAATAGAATTCCCTAGTAATGATGTTGACGCTGTACTAGCATACTTTGACAAAAGAGGATTTGAAGACAGAGCAAGTGCAAGCGTTGCTACAATATTATTACAACAAGCAAAAATTGATAATGTTCCTGTATTTAAATTATTAGACACTCTACAAGGCTTAAATGACAGCCAATTGAGTGCGCTAGTTGCAGAAATTCTAAACTATAGTCGAGGTAAGACAAGTACATTAGGTTTCAAAGTAGAAACAGACTCAAATATTTTAGAATCAAGAAACATAGAAATATTTGAGGTTTAAAAAATGCCTAGATTCGCTCAGGGCAAATTCAACTTAAAAAATCCTGACAAGTATGTAGGAAATAAAACTCCAACATATAGAAGTAGTTGGGAATTTGCATTTATGAGATTCTGCGACGAACACCCTAGTATTGCACAATGGGCAAGTGAAGCAATTAAAATTCCTTATAGACATCCGTTTACAGGTAAACATACAATTTATGTGCCTGATTTTTTTATAGTTTATGCAGATAAAAAAGGCAAACAACGTGTTGAACTTATAGAAGTTAAACCTGCTAATCAAACAATTAAAGAAAAAGTAGGTAGGTCTAAACAAAACCAAGCTGCGTATATAGTTAACCAAGCAAAATGGGGTGCCGCGCAATCATGGTGTAAGCAAAAAGGTATATTTTTTCGTATTGTTAATGAAGATGATATTTTCCATCAAGGCAGACGAAGATAAATAATACTAGTAGTTAATAGGATATTACTATGACAAAGAAATTAGAAGAACTTTTAGACTTACCAGAATCTAAAGAAATAATAGAAGAAGCTAAAGCAGAAAAGTCACAGCCGATTACTAAGCATAAAGAAACTTTGCGAGATATTGCAGAGTTTGATAAGATTGCAAGTGCATTACCTGCCGTAAAGGGTTTAGGTGAAATGGCTGATAACGAATTAAATGATGTTGCAGATCGTGCTTTACAAAGTTATGAAGACTTAATGGATTTAGGTATGAACGTCGAAAGTCGGTATAGTGGTAGAATATTTGAAGTTGCCGGAGGTATGCTTAAAACTAGTTTAGATGCAAAGATAGCAAAAATGGATAAAAAATTGAAAATGATTGATTTGCAACTTAAAAAAGAGAAGCAAGACAAAGACAATGCCACAGGTGAAGACGGTATGATTAACGGCGAAGGGTATGTAGTTACAGATAGAAACAGTCTACTCGAACGTCTAAAAGGACTCGATAAAGATAAATAATATATAATAGGAAACAATATAATGGCGTTTACGGATTATTTAACAGAAGCAAAAAAAGTTTATCCATTTAAAGTGGGTGTAGCAGGTGAACTACCTGAAGGGTGCGAGGCAATGCTTAAAACTTGTCTTGAAAAGTATGGCGTGAATAATATGAGCGCAGGAAAGAAAACACCTATCCAAGAACGTCCTTTAGATTTCCCACAACTA